CGCAAAAGTAACAAGGAGATCTGAATGGCTGCTCCATTTCAGAACTATTCGGGCGGTGTCCTATTAGCGGACATCGTAAAGAGAAATAATCTCAGCACATACGTTTCCGAAGCTATAAAAGAGCGTAGTGCATTTTTACAATCTGGTGCTATCACTCGTAACGCATTATTAGATGCAAGCGAAGGTGGTACAAGAATACAGGTTCCTGAGTTTAACCCAATCGCTCCAACAGAAGAAATTCTTACTGGTGCTTCAAACTGGGGTACATCTACTGCTGGTTATCTAACACCACAGAAGATTGGTACAGGAACACAGATTGCAACTATCTGTCATAGAGCATTTGCATATGCTGTAGACGATATTGCAGTTTTAGCTGCTGGTGAAGATCCAATGGGTCACATCAGAAACCAACTTGCAGATGCAATCAACAAACTAAACAACGCTAGATTGTTCTCACATTTAGCTGGTTTATTTGGAACTGCACTTGCAAGCAACAAGTTAGATTTAGCAAAAGCTGGTGCTAGTGCTACTGAAGCTAACTTCCTTACTGCTTCTGCTATTGCAAGAGCAAGAAACCTACTTGGAGAAAGAGGTGAGGATCTAGATATTCTTATCGTTCACCCAACAGTTGCTTACTACCTATATCAGGTTGGTATGTTAACTTTCTCTACTTCTGCTTTATCTACTGGAACAGGTATCCAGTGGGGTGGCGGTGGTGTTGGAATCAGCGACAGAGCAGTTGGTGAATTTGCTGGCTGTACAGTTGTTGTTGACTCTGCTGTTAACACAGTTGCACCATCTAGTTCAAGTGGTCATCAGATTGAGTTCTTCTGCTACTTAACTACTTCTGGAACAATTCTAGAAGGTCAGCAATCTGCACTAAGAATTGAAGCTGAAAGAAACATTCTTTCTAAGCAAGATGTTCTATCTGTTGATTATCACACTGCGTATCACGTTATGGGTACTAAGTGGAATGATGCTGCTGACAACCCAACTAATGCAAACTTAGCAACAGCTAACAAGTGGGCTATCACATATGATGCTGACTTGATCCCATTAGTTCAGTTAACAGTTAACTCTCCTCTAGACACTTCAACATATTAATTTTAAGATTAATTTGTGGTCATCAAACCTCATCAATTATTGGTGGGGTTTTTTCTTTACGCTACAATAAAGCTAAATTACTTTTTGAATCGTGGCAGCTACTATAGACGCAACAATATCAGGAGCAAATGCTAATAGCTACGTCACATTAGCCGAAGCAAATGCATATTTTGAAACTGTTCCAAGTTCTACGCAATGGGATAATAAACAAGACGATAAGAAAAATAGAGCTTTAATTGCAGCGACTAGATGGATTGATAGTTTAGTTTTTTATGGAGATAGGTGTGATCAAGGTCAGGCATTAAAGTTTCCTAGAAATAATTATGAAGTAGATGATGTTGAACTTTCTTGTACAGTTATTCCAAATAATATTAAGTATGCACAATACGAATTAGCCAGAGCTTTGGCAAATGATACTGATGCTATTACTGGTAATACAGGTACAGCAGGTGTTCCTTCTGAAGTAAAGATTGGTGATTTAGAGGTCAAATATAATAAAAGTTCTCAAAGTACAGGAACTGTAAATAATATTTTTGACGTATATCCTTGGTTACAGAGTTATCTTGGAGCATATTGTTCTGGTGGTACTGGAAGTTATCAGGTAAGAGTAGTAAGGGGATAATATGGCAGCAATAGATGACATTTTTGGAAATATTCCGACACAGATATTAGGTCAATTTGGTCAGGATATAACTTATGTAAAAACAACAACACCTCGTACATATAATCCTACAACTGGTGCTGTAACAGGATCTGATACAACTGTTGAAGTTAAAGCAGTAATATCGCAAATGAATTCAAGTGAGAATGAAGGTGTTTATCAGACTAGTGATTTAAGTGTTTTAATTGGAGCAGAAGAATTAGGTGATTACTATCCTACACAGGCAGATCGTATTCAATATACGCAAGCAGGTTCTACTATTGAAGCTAAGATCATATCAATAAGAACATATAGAGGAGATCAACCTGTATATCATTCTTTAGTAGTGAGGGTACAGTAATGCTATCGCCAAAACAAATTCGTGATAAGTTTGAAAAAGATATAAAAAAGAATGAACAGGCTACTCTTAGAAGGATTACAACATCAGCAAGAACAGCAGCTAAAAATGTTATGAATGATTTAGCAGAACGTGGTCCTGAACATACAGGTAAATTTAAAAATGGCTGGAGAGCAAAAATTGTAAGTGCTGAAGGTGGTGGAGCTATAAGGTCTGCTAAATATCCTTATTCAAGACTTCATGTTCCAAAATTAAATACAACAAAACAACAGGGACTAGATATTCTAGTTAGAAAAAAACCAGTTATTAGAATATTTAACGATACAAAAAACTCTAGAGGTGAAAATTATGCTGTTTATGCGTGTGATTTAAAAAGAGGTAAATTTTTTCCTCAACAAGACCCTCCAAAAGGCAAGGTAGTTAAGCAAGGTTCTAGAGGATCTGCACCTATTTTTAGAGGTGAGTTTGTTGGTCCTGGAAATGGTAAAAGTACAGCTAGAGCAAATTGGTTTTCAAACTATACAAAAGGTGGTGCTTTTAGAAAAGCTGTTAAAAAAGGATTAGATCAGAACATAGGCATTTAAGATTATGAATTATCAAGCAATTAGAGCAGCGGTAGAAAATCCAATCCTTACTGCTTTTACAAATTTATCACCTGCTGTCCCAGTATTTTTTGATAACATTACGGCTGCTCCGTTAAGTAGTGTTACAGAATATGTACGTATAAATGTGACTTTTGGCGATACAAATGAACCTACTTTGACTTCTAGTATTGATACAGCTAGAGGTGCAATTATTATTGCTGTTTTTACTGAAAAAGGAAAAGGCCCTGCTAGAAATCAAACTTTAATTACTACAGCAGTAAATGTTTTAGAAACTTTAAACAATACTGCAAAGACAAATTCTGGGGTATTTTTAAGAATAGGAACTATTAGTGGTCCAGATTTTTCAACAACAGAAACTCCTCCTTTATTTGAGGGGAGAATAGATACTTCTTATATTGCTACTGATTTAGATTAACAAATCGCAAAAAACACGCTAATGTATAGGATATACAATTCTTTTTAAGAATCATGGCTGTCACCGCTTTATCTGGAACATCTGGAGCTTTATATTACAAACCTGCTGGTACTAAAGGTACTTTTGGTACAGCTGGTGTAAATATTGGAACTGAAACTATCACTGTTGAAACTTATTTAAATTTTAAAGTGGGTGATCCTGTTAAATTTAGTGTTATCAACTCTCAAACTGGTGGATCTGGAACGGGTACATTGCCAGCAGGGTTAAATACTTCTGATACCTTTTATGTGATTGCATATACAGCCACAACAGGAGCATTACAGGTGTCAGCAACTTCTGGTGGTTCAGCATTAAATATTACTGATGTTGGTACAGCAGCATCTCCTAATGAGTTTCAGGTAGCTTATGCAGATTTTAGTAGCGTTACACAAGTTAGAGAATGGACATTTGAAATATCTAGAGAAGAAATAGATGTAACAACTATTGGTGGTACTCCAACACAATTCACTCCATTTAGAAAATATATTGCAGGTTTCGGTGATGGCACAGGTACTGCTACTGCTTATTTTACAAACGAAGATACAGCAATGGTAAACCGTATGGTTCAAGATGTGCTACAGAGACAGCAAGTAGGTGCAGCTATGAAACTATATATGGATCAGGTCTTTACTGGTGGTTCTGTTAGTGACACATTAAGTAGATTTATTGAGTTTGAAGCTACATTAACTTCTGCATCATTAAATGTTAACCCTGATGATGCACAGACAGTAAGTGTAGAATTTAGACCTGCTGTCCAACCTACATTTGATTTTGCTACAACATAGTGGTTGAGATTTAGTAAAAGGATTAGTATACTAAGTAAGAAATATAATTAATTTATGGCATCTACCAAAACTATGCGAGCAATAGATCGCTTGCGTAAGGCTGCAAACTTAGAAGCTACAAGAAAAGAAGTTACATTATCTGATGGAACTGTTTTTGAAATGTGGGTAACACCTCTTACATTAGCTGAAAAAGAAAGAGCACAAAGAATGGCGAAGTCTGATGATGCTAATGAATTTGCTTTACGTTTGTTGTTAACCAAAGCACAAGATGAGAACGGTGAAAACCTATTTCAGATAGGTGAAATAGATGTTCTTAAAAATGAAGTAAGAGATTCTGACCTACAAAAATTAATGTTAAGTATTATCCAGGAGGAAGAAGAACCTCTCGACCCAAAAGACTAAGTGCTGAACTGCGTAAAGATAATTTAATGATGTTGCAGTTTGGTATTGCTAAAGAATTAGGTATGAGTCTTGCTGATGTTAGAAAAATGACATTAGAGGAAGTAATTGGTTGGAGTGCGTATTTTCAGGTTTTAAATGAAAATCAAGAGAAAGAAATGGAAAAAGCTCGCAGACGTAGGTAGAATAGGTAAAACTTCTGGATAAATAGTGGACAGAATAAAGACAGAAATAGATATTGCAATTAAGGGTAATTCCAAAATTGTTCAAGTACAAAAAAATTTAGGTCGGTTAGCAGCAGAAGTACTTCACGTTAATAAAAGCTCAAAAACTCTTGTAGATAATTTTGTTAATATAAATGACCAGTTAAATCTTGCTAATAAAGTATTTAATAATGCTGCATCAGGTACTACCGCTTATAGAAAAGCTGTTGAGACCTTGGTAAAGACAGAAAGTAATTACAACCAAGAACTTATAAAAAGAAATAATTTAATAAGAGGTTTTAAAGGAGCACAAAGTATGGGATTAGCTGTTGATCCTGTAATGAAATCTATATTAAGAAAAAGAAAATTTCAACCATCTACACCTGCTGGTAGTGGATTCAAAGAATTTTCACAACAATTTGATTCACGAGGGGTACGTTTAGAAGGTCAAACCAGTCCAGTTGGTGCAAGAATTGAAAAGATTATTGCAAATAGAAAAAAATCAGAACAAGAAATAGCAGATATTAGAAATAGAGCTTTGCAAAAAGTTCAAGAAAATGAACAAAGATTAATTACTTTACGAAAAAATGCCATAAGATCAGCCTCTGGTAACACAGGTGTTTTTAGTTCATCTGCTGGAAATTTAGTGCAAAGAGGATCTATTACAGGAACTGCTTCACAAGGTTCAAGAATAAAGTCTATGCACAAAACTGGTTTTTCAGCATTTAGTGCAAGAGCAGATGAGATTGCAAGGTTAACGACTGAAGAACAGAATTTAAATAATATTCGGGTAAAAGCTTCTAAAGATTTAAAAGTCTTAACAAGAAGAAATGACAGGTTATTAAGAGTACAAAAAGGACGAAACAAACAGCAATCTTTAAGGAATGCACAATCTAATGCTTTGATTGGTGGTGCTTTTCCTTTGTTATTTGGACAAGGAGTTGGTGCTGCCGCTGGTGGTGCTGCTGGTGGTTTTGCTGGTGGTATGATGGGAGGTCAATTTGGCTTTGCATTATCTCTTGTTGGAACAAATCTTGGATCTTTAGTAGATAGATTAGTTTCAAGCACTTCAGAGATTGGCAAAGCATTAGGACCATTTACGGCTAATGTTGACGCTGTTGTAAGTTCTTTAGGTGTAGCTGGAACTGCTTTTGGTCAACAACTAAATACTTATACACAAGTAGCAGATAAAACTGACTCATTAAATGAAGCTACAAGACAAATGGCTATTATCGTTGGAAATGATGGAGTAAAAGCTCTCAGACAATTTGGAGAATCATCAACTCAATTAAAAAATGATTTTGATAGAGCAATGCTTGGTATGCAAGTTGCTGTAGCAAAAGTTGCTACGTTTATAGCTAATAGATTTAAAATATTTGATAAAGAAGGCACTGGAGGTTTAAAAAATAGAGCAAGACAGACATTTCTTCGTGGAGATGATAAAGTAACAGAAGAAATAAAACGTAAAGAAAAAGCAATTATAAGTGCTCCTTTTGATGCAGAAAAAGGAGTAACAGTTGATGGTCAAACCTTTAAAAATAAAAAAGACGCATTAGCTTTTTTAAAAGAACAAAGGCTTGAAAGACAAAAGCAAATTGATTTAGAAAATGCTGGTTTACTTGTACAGAAAACAGTACAACAAATTGCAGGGAATAAATTAGAAGGTTTACAAGAGGAAAATTTATTTTTAGAAGATAAGTTAAAAAAAGGTAATGTTCAGGCTGAAATTGAAAAACGTATGAGAGCACTTACTAAAGACGTTCTTGGCGATCAAAAAGAATTAACTAAAACTCAAATAACTCAAATAGAAAATCAAAGAGATTCAATAACAAAAGCTGTAAAATATAATGATGAGTTACAAAAAAGCGTTGCATTTTCTCAACAACTTAAAGATGTTTTATCTACTGGAGTAACTGATGCTGTCATGGGATTAATTGATGGTACAAAAACTCTTAGTCAATCATTAGCAGGTATTGCAAGACAGTTAGCATCAATGTTCTTAAACAGAGCTTTTAGTGCAATGTTTGGTAATTTCTTTGGAGAGCAGGGTGGTTATTCTAGGTCAGGTAGTTTTAAAGCTTTTCAATATGGAGGTGTTGTCAATTCTCCTACACTTGGAATGGTTGGAGAAGGTGGCGAACCAGAATATATAATCCCTGCATCTAAAATGGATGGTGCAATGGCTAGATATTCAGCAGGTGCTAGAGGTGGTGCGGTAATTCCAGGCGGTAGTCACGAAGCTGGTACAGTTGCAGGTGCTTCTGGTAGCACAGTTGTTGAATATACTGGACCTATTCTTAACTTCAATGGAGATGATTATGTTCCAAAAGATTCTGTACCACAAATAATAAATGCTGCTGCGAAACAAGGTGCTACTTTAGGACAGTCACGCACATTAAATACTCTTAAAAACTCAAGAAGTTCCAGAGCTAAGATTGGTTTATGAGTGTTACTGCTATTACAACTTTTATCAAAATTATTGATAAAAATGGTAATGTTCAAAGACGTTATCAGAACGGAAAACAAAACCCAGATAATTTAAACGAAAGTAAAATATCTTTTCAGTTTCCTGGTGATACCGCTATATCTGACTACCTGTTCTTAAATTTTATATATCAAGGTGCTGCAAAAAATAAATCTGGTGATAATTTAGAAGCTGCTTTAGTTCTGGCCAATAATCATGTATCAATGAATCATGCACAGGAAGCTATTTTCAATAAATATAGTGTTGAGGTTTTTGTATCTAAAGTAAACCCAACTACTATGTTGCCTGAACTTATATATGGCAATAACTTTCTAACAAGAGATAACTGGTTGGCAGCTTCTTTATCTTATGATCCAGAAACTATCGAAGTTTTATTAAGTAGTTCTATTGATGCTGTCGGAACAACTGCACCCAGCAGACGTTTGACTACAAATATTGTTGGAGCGTTACCAGTGACAGGTGATATACAGAACAGATGAAACCTGTACATCTTATTGGTATGCCATATCGTTTAGGTGCTGATCCTGAAAAGAATGGTGCTGTTGATTGTTTACATTTAGCAAAAACAGTTTTAGCTAACTATGGAATAAGAACACCAGAGCCTACAAAAGATTGGTATAGAAAATTTCGTAAAGGAGAATATCAAATATTCAAAGAAGAACTTGAAAAGTGGGGAAACAAGACAGAACACAGTAAGATAGGTACAGTTGGGTTATGCAAATCAAATGAAGGATATGGACTTGCTGTTTATTGGGAAAAAGGATGGCTAAGTTGCGGAGAGTCGGAGGTAAGATGGAGTCCTCCAGGGTATTTGGAGGTCGTAGAGCGTTATTACCCTATGAAGTCGAACTTTGTAATGCACTAGGAATAACAGAAGAAGAGTATTGGCAGTTTATATATTTAGCTGAATCTGTCAGTGGCAAGAGAAGAAAAGAATATGACTTAATTCCTGACATTGTAAATATGCCAGCAGTGCCAATAGCTCCTTTAATTTTTGGTGGAGTAAGTATTGGTTTTTATGGTGTTGTCGCAATAGGTGTAGCTTTATCTTATATATCCGCAGCTTTAGCACCTAAACCAAAAGCACCTAAAACTCCTCCCAGTTTACAGACAGAAGGAGCACAATCTGTTAAAAGATTTGCACCACAGTCAGGTTTCAACTCTTTACAGGAACTGGCTGTTATTGGTGAGACAATACCTCTTATTTTTACCAAAAGAGATCCTGCAAATAATATTGGTGGTATTCGTGTAAACAGTAAACTTGTCTGGTCACAGTTAAGAAGCCTTGGAACGCACCAGCAATTAAAAGGTGTATTTATATTTTCTAATGAAAAGATCCCAACACCACCTGATTTTGAAGGATATGCAATAGGAGATTTACTTCTTAAAAATTATACAGGTGCAAAAATAGCCTTGTACTACAAAGGTCAAAAGATAGATGGTAAGAATAGAATATTAGAAACAGATAAATATGATAAGAGTGAACTTGCCAGAGAAATAGGTAGAGATGGTTCTAGTCCAGATGATGTATTCAGTATTGATTGGGATAGAACTGGTACGTTCAGCAATAAAATATTTTGTGGTGTAAGAACTCCCACAACACAATCGAGGTTTGGTAATTTTTCTCCAATGCCTAATATGATGCGTTATCAATTACCTTATGAATTAGTTTTAAAAGCTAAAGATGCCAGTAATAAAGATGACATTGATAAAAAAAGAAAAAAGATTGCTAAGTATTATCCTAGATATGCAGGTTTTTTAAAACATCAGAATGAAGAAAAGCATGGACGTTTTAGGTTAGAAAAAGGTCATACAGTTAGATACACAATAGGAGACATGAATCCTATAAATGATATTGAAGGAGACTTTAATCCTTGGGGTTTACAGGATGTTAAAACTGCTGTTGATTCTGATAGAGAACGTATTGACGATAATATTGCCTTGGGTGAGTCTTATTTGATTGGATCTGCATTAGCTGTATGCACAGAAATTCAGCAAGATAGATTATGGGCTGAAGGTACATATAAAGATTTCGATTTTAAAATTACAGACTTAGGTCCAGATCCTGAACCTCATATTGATATAAGAGGTAGTTCTAATGGGTTTAAAATGGCTCATTCTCCTTGGGAATTGAATACATTACAAAAAGTAGCTGTTGCTTCTATCTCTAACAACAGAGATTGTGATGTTACAGAAATTGGGTTGAAGTCTAAAGTTTTTAAACAGATTACAGGGTTTCCAAATGTTAACAGCCACCCTGGAGATTTTAGTTATACAAACCCATCTGGAACTTTAAACACTTATCAAAATGATAATGGTAATATCAACCTTGGTCCGTTAAATAAATATGTCACCAGATATAGTTTCTTCAGATTACAGGCAAGAAAAGCCAATTCAACAGATGATTTTACAACTATTGATAATGGTAAACCTTTTGCAATAAAAGGCAGAACACCTCAATTTCAATATAATTTTATAAGAATTAATCATCCCAAAAGTCAATATGAATTTAGGTTTGTACCCTACCCAGGAAATGAGATAAAAAGAAGTTTTATTGATAATAGAAATAGTCAAATACGTTTATTAAGATCTAATGCACCTTTACAACAGGATACCAGTGGTTCGTTTGGTATTAGATATGCAGGTTTTGATGTCACATTAACTGGAGGAGATGTTTCTAACAGCGAGTGGTTTTTAGGGCAAGTTCCTGAA